CCCGTCGGAGCAGACACTCAACGTAAGCAAGGACTCGAAGCCAAGGACCGTATCGACCAGCGGGAAGGTGACGTCGCCGACGCACACCAGATGCGGCGTCGTGCGGGTCACTGCCACCTGATCGGTGAAGTCGGTCTTCACGTAGCCGGTCCCGGCCGATTGACTGACTCGGGCCCATATCCGGTAACGACCGCTCGGGTAGTTCATCTCGGAAGTGTCGAGGGTGGCTGTCTGCCAGCTCGCAGATGTCGTCTTACGGGCGTGACCTCCGTGCCACTTGGCATCGGCATCGTCCGCCATCGTGGTCCACGTCAGAGCTTCTGCCTCGACGATCCACTTGCTCCGCATGGACAGCGGAGCGAGGGCGGCGATTATCGTGTGTATGTTCTGCGCCCCATCTCCGTCGTCGATGACGAGCTTGTCGGGAGACGGCAACTCTCCCAGAAGGCTCTCTAGCGATGCGCTTGCCGGCGCATAGAAGGGCGACGGCATTATGCTCTGCCGTCCGCCCTCGGCCCACGGCTTGAGCACGATCGTGACGGCCACGTCGCACATGAGGCCATTGACGAAGAGCACGTCCTGGGACTCGGAATAGCGGGCGCATTCGAGCAGGCGAAAGACTGTCGCGTGGGAGCTGTCTGGCTCATCGTGGATGAGGGTGTTGTTCGGCTGGCCGAGTTCGGCGCGCAGGGCCGCCAGGGCCGTCAGCAGCAGGTCTTTGGTAGCGGCCTGTACGCCTATCAGCAGTGAGGCGCTCATGGCGCCGTCGAAGCGCACGTTACTCTGGCCGGTGAAGTCACCATCGAGCGCCTGCACGTCGGTCCAGTTTTTGGCCGCGTCAGCGTTCAGCTGTAAGCTGCGCAGCCGGTAGGTGGCGCTTGGGTCTCCGCTTGCGATGGTCAGACTGCCGAGTCTCATGCGCCCACCAGCCTCGGGTTGATGTTGATGGCAGAGGTGCCGCGCGCTTCGGCAACGATGCCGCGGATAGCAGCGCGACCGAGCGCTTCGGCCTGCGCCGGCGTACTGGCGTGCACGGCGCCGATGACCGGGCCGTTGATCGTGATGCCGCCGCCGAGAGCCGTTCCCGACGCCGCTCCGCCGCCGATGTTGATGCTGGCGGTGATGCCCGAGAGCGTCCTCTGAAGAGCCGGGATCTTGCCTTGCAGGCCGTCCATGAAGCCGTCCATGATGGCGGCACCGTGGGGTACCAAGAGCTGGCGGTCATAGTCGAGCGGACCCTTGTGCTTGGCGATCCAGGAGCCGATGCCGGAAAACCATCCGGTCACCGAGTCCCACATCGCCTTGAGGCCGTTCCAGAAGCCTTCGATGACCGCCTTGCCAGCGTTGTAGAGGACGCTGCCGAGGTCGCCCACCGCGCCAGTGATGCGCTTCCCGAGGCCAGAGAACCAGGTCTTGACCGCTCCCCATCCCGCAGATAGTGCATCGCTGATTCCACCCCAGGCCGCTGAGACGATGCCCTTCAGGGCACCCCAGCCGGCGGAAAAGAGACCTTTGATCAGCTCCATGGCACCGGAGATCACGCCTTTGACCACATTCAGAACGCCGGAGACGATGTTCTTGATTCCGTCCCAAGCACCAGACCAGTCGCCGCGGATGAGTGCCATGACGGTGCGTATGATGCCGGAGATCAGATTGAGGGCACCGCCGATGATCGTCTTGATGCTGGTCCAGACAGCAGCCACGACGGGTCCGATACTGTCCCAGTGAGCCTTGATGAATCCGACGATCGTAGCGACCGTGGCCACGATCTCAGCCAGGATCGGATTGACTATCGCCCACACAGCCACCAGGCCGGATCGCAGCGTGTCCCAGACTTGCGAGATGATCGGACCGATTGTCGCCCAGTGAGAGCGCACCCAAGCGGCAGCATCAGCGATGGCCGTCTTGATGAAGCCCGCCACTTCGCCGATCACCGGCGCGATGAGCTTCAGCCCCGAGGTCACAAGCGTCAGAGCAGGCAGCAGGACCGGTATGATGGCCGCTACCGCTCCCTGTGCCATGTCCTCGAAGGCGCGTTTGGCCCGCGAGAGTTGTCCCGGCAGCGATTCTCCGGCCGCCTTGGCGGCGCCACCGAACTCGGTGTTGAGCTCGGCGAGGATGATCTTCTGGGCACCCATCACGTTGCCCGACTCGGCCATGGCCTTGATCTGCGCCTTCTGCGCATCGGTGAACGAGACGCCGACACGCTGCAGGGCGGTGACGCCCTTGATCGGATCGTTGAGAGCCTTGCCCAGCTGGATCGCCGAGGCGGAGGCATCGCCGCCCAGCTTGGCGGCCATGTTGGCTGCCGCGACGGTGGCCATGTCGAATATCTTGTTGGCGCCGACGTTCTTGATCTTGGTGAAGGTCAGCAGGAGCTGCTCGGTGGCTACTATGGAGTCGTCGGTCTGCCCGGAGTATCCCTGAATCGTGGAGGCGAGCTTCTCAAGGTTGGACACCGAGACGTGGGCGGCGTTGCCGGTCGACTTGATGCCGGCCGCCAGCTGAGCCTCGCCCTTGGACGCATCTAGGGTCTCGTTGATGCCGGTCTTAATGATCTCCGCGAGGCCGCCGAGGGCAGCGCCAGCGATGCCGAGAGCGGCGATCTTGATGCCCTTAGCGAGGCCGCCGAAGCGATTGCCTGCGGCATCGACGCCGGCGTTGAACTTACTGTTATCGACGTCCAGGTAGCCGACGAGTGTGCCGATCGTCAGAGCCACATCTCGCCTTTCTTCGGTGGATAGAGGGCAAGACGCAAGCGGGATCGGATGGTCTGATCGAGAAGGCCACGAACCCGGACGGCAAGCCAGCGTGCCGAACGCTCTTCAAGCAGACCGCAGGACAGATCCAGTCCGTAATGCTCTGCGAAGTCGGATTCCACTAGCTGCCAGTGCTCGATGATCCGGTGCCAGGAGAAACCCTGCTCTTCGGTCCGCTCGATCCAGCGCGGGAGCCCCGAGACCGAGCGCTCGCCGCTGGAGGGTGACGGCGAGTCGCTCGGTTCGGGGCAGCTGATTCCCCCGGGACTTCGCCCTTCTCCGTGTAGGCCTGCATGACCAGTTCCGCCAGGTCGACCAGGTCCTCAAGGGAGAAGTCGTCGCGTTCGAGTAAGGCGTCGAGCACGTCGATGGGCAGGACGCGCTGCATCAGCTCGAGCGCATCCTGCCCGTTGATCTCGGCGCTGCCGCTTCGCTCCGCATCGAGGCGCAGCACATCGAGGAACAGAGCTGCCGGCAAAGCCGCTGGCAGCTCGAAGCGCTCCCCATAGGCCTGCAGGATCAACGGCTCACGCCGCCGCTCCTTGCGGGCCGCATCGAAGTCGATGAACCGCGTATCAGCCATCGACTATCAGCTGTAGGTGAAGGTGCACATCGTGACGCTGGCACCGGCCGAGTTGGTGGCCTTGACGAAGATCGTGCCGGCCGCATGCGCCGGTGCGATCGCCACGATCACGTTGTCCGAGAGGACCGTGTAAGAGGTCGCGTTGGTGGAGTCGAACTTCACACCCGTCGCGCCAGTGACGTCGGAGACGCCGGCCTTGAAGAAGCCGGTCCCGTAGATGGTGACCAGCGTGCCACCAGCGGCCGCGCCGCCGTTCGGACTCGCCAGCGTGGTGGTCGGCAGCGACTGCGTGGCTTCCGGGTGGGCGATCGTGTTGCGGATGCCGCGGCCGGAGAGCGTGACAGAGACGGTGTCTAGTTCGTCCATCGCGCCGCCTTCTTCGGTCCAGGAGCAGGACACATAGCCCTGGTAGGCCTCTGTCTTGGGGCCGATGATGGCACCCGACTGGTCGACGTTCATCTCGTAGTAGCGGATCTCCGCCACGTTGGCCACGCCGAGCTGCGATGCCTTGGCACGGATTGCCTCCTGGCCCGGGTCATAAACAGTGGCATCCGCCACGGTGACCTTGCGCTGCACCTTGATCTCGGCGCCCCACTTGTAGGCGGTCGCGGCCTCGGACTGGGCTCCGCCGGAGTCGTAGTCCGAGTCGTCTTTGAAGGTGTTCTCGAACACCGGCTTACAGTCGGACATGCCACCCACGGGAGTCCAGACGGGAGCCCCATGGGTGCCGGTGTTGACGTCCATCCACCACTTGCGGTTGAGGGTCTGACCCCCAAGGGGGACTCGTGGGGTTGCGGCCATCAGTTCTTCTCCTTCTCAGGTTCTGTTCGCCGATGGGCGGTGAACGTTGAGGTAGTAGTTGCTGACGTTGCTCCAGCGGTTGTTGCTGTCCCGGCCGAGAGTCCCGGCCGATTGCCGAAGGCATTGCACGATATGGACACCGCCCGTCAGGGCGATGTGCTGGGCGCCGTGCAGAAGGCTGAAGATGAGGTCGTCCAGGTCATCGACCGTGCGCGGATCGGCGCCGGCTGCCCGGCAGCGGACCTGCAGGCCGATGACGCTGTCCGAGAGTGCCGGAGAGTCCGCCACCCCGTACGTGGTCAGCGTGATGACGTTGTCTGGGCTCTGTGGCATATTGCCGAGCAGGATGCCGGTCTGGGACGCGGTGTAAGCGCCGGAAGTGCTCCAGGTGCCGACGCCGGCCGTCTGTAGGAAGGCAGCGAGACCAGTCAGAAGATCGGTGGAGAAGCCCGTCATCGACCGAGCGCCTTGTTGATCTCGCGGGAGACGAGCGCCTGACCGGTCTGCTGTGAGGCATTGAGTGGCATCTCGAGGTACTTGGCCTGCCGGCCGGCGTCGTGGTGGTAGTCGAGCTCCTCGTGCTGGCGCACGGCGTAGGGCGTGTCGTAAGAGACAGCGGCCCGCAGGGCGCCCTCGTCGACGCTCACGGTGCCGCTCTTGAGCAGCGTCGATTCCTGGATGGGCACGATTCGGTTGGCTTCCTCGAGCACGTGCTCTGCCCAGAGGCGCAGGCCGCGAGCGGCGCCGCGCTTGGTGGCCGCCTTGGCCTGTGGGCCGTTCCAGCTCAGGCGCATGCTCATGAGCACGCCACCTCTGCGTAAACGACCAGCCCGTTGAACGTCTTCGGGTTGACCGAGAGGACCGTGCTAACACGAGTGGCGAGCGTGATCCGTGACTGCGGAGTGAACGTGTCCGCGTCATCGGACGCCACTTGCAGCGTGAACTCCGAGACGACCTCGGCGCCGTCGCTGTTGCGCACGAGGCGGCGGGTAGCATCCACGTTGCAGGTGACGCTCGCCACGGCCGCGTAGACCGGCCCTACGCCCGAGTCACCCGCATAGGTCTCGACCGTGACGCTGTCGCCCATGGCCTCTTCGACCGCCAGTCGCACTTGATCTGCCTGTGACTCGCTAAGGCTCACGTCTGTTCCGCCGTGACGTTATCGAGGTCGTTCGAGTAGCCATCGGCGCGGGTGACAGAGACGCTGCCCGATCCACCACCAGCTCCGTATCCGTACTTGTTGCGCCATTCCTGCGCCGACTGGCGGTACTGGTTGGCGATGTCCGACTGGCTGGACGACATGCCGCCGGCGGTGAAGGTCACGTGGCGCGACCATGCCGCAGCGGCCATCTCGAAGCCTGCCGCCACGGCACGGTGCCAGTTGCCTTCGATAGTGATCAGACCAAGCAGCTCGTCGTCGTCGAAGTTCTCGTCACCGGGCAGGATGAAACTGCCTGCGTGGTAGCCGGTGTCACCGAGATGAAAGCGCACTCGGTCGAGATCCGTGCTGAGCTCACCTGTGTAGGTGACGGCCATGGATCAGATGTAGTAGCCAGCGACGATGACGCGGATGGCTGTCGTGACGGTCAGGCTGTTGGCCGCCACATCCACGATCTCGATCCCGGCACTTATGGGAAGCGCCGTGTTGAGGTTCGTGATGACCGGGGTGCCACCCGTCGGGCCCACCCATGCGCCGTCAGTCATGTCGGCCGCGACGTGGGAGAGCACTACGCCCGCCACGCTCGTCTCCACGAGGCGGATGGTCGTTGCCGTGGTCACCGATCCGGCGGCGCACATGGCCGCGAAGACGGCGTAGAACTTCTTTCCGGTGATCCCAGGGACGATGAGGTTGGCCGTGTGGTTCTGTGCCTTGATGACGGCCGTAGTGAACGTCTTGTCGAAAAAGCCGCCCGTACCCGAGAGGCCGAGACTGTGAAGCGTGTTCATCTCGGCGGCCGTCAGCGTAACGGTGGTGCCCCCAAGGGCGAGCGTATCGACCACATCCAGGCTGCTGATGTGGGAGTCTGCCATGGTGCCTTCCTTCCTTTGTGACCGGGGGCGGCGAGCGAGTCAGCCCACCGCCCCCGGTGAAGGTCTAGAGCTCTAGCCCCTTCGGTCAGGCGTTGCCGCGGTTGACCCAGCGCCAATCGCGCCAGCCGAAGCTGTAACGCATGTAGGCGATCCAGGTGGCGAAGAGGGTCGTGTCACCGACCTCAGGCTTGACGGAGACCGGCACGCGGTCGAACCAGAAGAGGGACTGCTTCATCTTGATGCTGTCCACGAGGAACCACTGCGTGGCGCTCGTCAGATACGGCAGCACCATGTAGTTCAGGCGGCCCTTCTGCGGGTTGATGTCGTTGTCGGTGGACCCAACCTTCTGGTCACTCTGGGTGATGATCTTGGCGTCGTTCTCAAGCGCCGAGGGAACGACCAGCAGGTCCGGGATGACGCCGGCGATGTTGCCCGTGTCGTCCTTGACCGTCAGCATCTTCTGGCGGACCGTCTCGACGTTGGCGGCCGAGATGGCGAGCGCATCCAGGTTGTCCTGGGTGGTACCGCTCTTGGTCGGGCTCATCGGGTGGCTGTTGTCGCAGAGCGGCACGGCATCGCCGCCGACGACGGTCGCCACAGCTGCGTTGATGAACACCGAGGCGGCGTCTAGTTCCCGCTTGAGGGCGGCTGAATCGCCGAGCTGGCGCACGCCGTCGATCACCTGCGGGTACTTGTTGTCGTCGATGAACTTACGCTGCACCTTGTGGCGGACCACGAACTCTTTGTGAGTGAACGTGGACTCATAGCCCTTGTCGAAGCTGACCTCGGCCGGACGGCCCGACTTCTCGTAGTCGGCCCATGCGTCGGGAGCGATGCTGCCCATGCTCATGAAGTTCTCATAAGCGTTCTGCGAGGTCTGCACGTTGAAGAGCTGGTTGATGTAGCTCGGACGGTTGTCGTAGCCGATGCCGAACCACTCGCGGATACCGGGGGCGAGTGCTTCTGCCCAATCAGCACTTGTCTGTGGCATGACTCACCCCTTTCAGGTGACGGTGACGTTGGCGAAGTGCGCCCCGTGCTTGACCATCACGAGGGTCTCTTCGGTTGCCGCGGATTCGGCGACGACGAGAAGGTCGTGGTTTGAATCCGCTGCGACCGTCATGGCGCCGGTGGCGCCGGAGATGTCGAGCGCGGCGTTGATGTGACGCACGCTGGCGTCGTAGACGCCGTAGATCGCGTCCTCATCGACGATGACCTCGACCTGGGTCGTGGAATCGACGCAGGACTTCGTCTCGTTGCAGACGCCGACGATGACCTTGCTGTCGGTGGCTGCGATGAGGACCTCTCCGCTCGTTCCGTCCAGCATGAGCAGGTCGCCCTTGGTGTGGACGACCGTGTCCTTGCTGTAGAGCTTCATGATGGTGGGCGGACCACCGCACATGCGACCGCGGTAGCGGAAGCCGAGTGAGGTATCAGCCATGAAGAATCACCTACTTTCGATGGTCGGACTGTCCAAACTGTCCAGCCATCCCGGCTGATCCTTAGGCTGACACTGGGGCATCACGCCCCGACGTGAAGCGGTGGTACTTAGGCGCTCTTCTCTGCCGCAAGAGCGGCCTTCTGAGCGGCATAACGCTCGGGCGTGATGCCCATTGCTTTCGCCATGTTGAGCTCGGTAGCGTCCAGTTTCACGCCGCCGTTGCCGCTCTCTCCGCCGCCGGCGCCGCCGTCAAGGCTCGGTGCCTGCCGTCCGTTGGCGAGCGGCACGCGGCCAGCATCGACGAGCGTCTTGACTGCCTCGGCGACACCGTTGACCTTGCCGTCCTCGCCCACTTCGATGGTCGAGCGATCGGCCAGCAGGTAGACGTCTTCGGGATGTGCAACGTTGGCCTTGGCTGCCTCGGCGACGGTGCGGGGAGCCACTTTGCCCGCATTGTTCCGTCCATCGGTCATCAAGATGACGATCTTGCTCTTAGACTTCAACTCGCGCAGCCGGTTGATAGCAGTGCTTAAACCCGATCCGATGGCGGTCGAGCCACCATCAATTGTCCCAAGCTGCAACCGCTCCAGGTTTTCCTGCACAAAATCATGGTCCAGCGTAAGGGGCGCAGCGGTGTAGGCGTCCGTGGCGAAAACAACCAGCCCGATCCGATCATTGGGCCGCTTATCAATGAACTTCTTGAGGACGGCCTTCGCCATGGCCAGCCTGCTCAGGCGCTCGTACTTGACGACGCTGCAGTGCGAGAGAAGCCGGTGCGCGATCCGGTGGATCTCCTCCCGCTCGCCCGTCTCCAGGATCCGCCGGGCGCTCAGGCGGTCGCTGTCGAACGAGGC